GGCGGTTGGAGCCGACATCAGACCATAATTAACAGCACCAGCACTAAGCAAGCGGCCAGTAGCAGGAACAGGCGTAACAGTGTCAATCGTCAGTTCCTTATTATACTTGACAGCATAACCATCCGGGGCATTATCAACCTGAACACCCGAATACACCGTAACAACTGCAGCCGAGTCACAAGCACTCTTTAGGCCTGGAGTAATGGCGAGCGACGTACTTGGGTCACCAGTATTCGTAACAATACGCTGTGGAGTCATGTCTCCAGCAACCGTCAGCCATGTACCAGCAACAAATACCTCGGATGTGCCCGTAATCGCAATAGTCGTCGCGCCTACAGCATGATCACCATCCAAAGCAGCTGCATCACTATCACCACTTACGATACTAGGAACATTCTGGCCCATCCAGACATTGTAACCAAACCGGCGACCAAGAGAACCTTCACGCATCGCCGTGCCATCATCACCGATTTTCTCAGCATTCGTGAAGTCAGCAATGCCAAGCAAGTCAGCTTCAACCTTCGGAGAAACAAGTAGGTTACGACCTTCAGTTGGAACCTTGTTGGTATTCATGAGTTCACGCAACTCAAGAACAGTCGTCTTCGTCGCACCAGCACCAAGCTGACCAACATTATACGTCAGGAAATCATAAGCCTGGTTGAGCAGCACTTCGTCAATAGCCTGCGCAATTGACAGCATACCAGGAACAAGATACTCATCTCTAAGTTTCTTGAAACCCTTCGTCTCTTCACCATCTTTGATAATGAAAGCCGTATGGAGATGCTGGTCAAGTGGAACCGGCACGTTAGTAGCCGACGCATCCTGAATCGTAACAGCATCCGTGTCCGTCTTACGTTTCGCAACGAAAGTACCGGGCATGCGAGTATTAACGACATCACCAAAACTAGCAATATTGTCCTCGAAATCACGATGAACAAGATTTGCCGCAATCATTTGAGCTTCAAGAATCATCAATGATTCTTGCGCCCAGACTTCGGGAATGAACGCGGAGTTGTCATTCTCGAACACAACCTTAAAACTCTTCGATCTTGTAATCATACTGAAATTCTCCTCTACTTAAAAATTACCTTGCCGTCAGCTTTAGCCTTGCGATAGGCTTCAGGATTTCTGGCAAGTTCTTTGAGATTTACTGGTTTACCTTTGCTTCTATTAAAGGCACCGGCTCCACCGGAACCATCTGCATTGAACAGATTCTGATACTCCGGCATTTCTTTCATTTTTTCGATAGCTTCGTCCACAGACAAATTAAGAACTACTGGTTTTCCATCTTTATCAGTAGTATCTAAAGCTGTCATGGGGACCTGTTGACCGGTAGGCTTTCCGTCATCATCAAGTTTATCGGTCAGCGTAGTAGTTGCCCGCATTATAGCCATAATTTGCGGGGGGTAATATGCCTTATGCTTAACTGCGGCAGCTGTGATAGCGGTTTCGATAGTTGATTGCGTAAATCGATTTTTCCAATCATCACGTTCAGCGATGGTTTTTTCAGATTCTTCTTTCATCTTTTTCTGAAATTTTTCAAATTCAGTTTTTGCAATCTCTTCTTTGGTCTGGATAGTTTTCGATAGTACTTCAATACGTCCTTCAAGTCCAGTACGTTCTTCATCGGTCATTGTAGCTTTTGCTTTTAGCAATTCCAATTCATCAAGTGCTTTTTTAAGATTGCCTTGATTTTTTTGACGTTCGGCAACAAGCAATTTTTCAGAGTCAGCCTTAGTCATAGTTTCTGCAGCTTCAGCGGCTGCTTTATCTGCGACTGCTTTATCAGCGGCGGCTTTAGCGGCGGCTTCAGCATCCCCATCTTCAAAAATAGCATGCCAAATAGGGCTACGTGGATTGTTTCGATAATTTTTCATACAAATGCTCCTTAAATTAGGACGTCCTATACAAGTCTACATCGCCAGCCTGATATACATAAGGTTTTAAATATTGCCACGCAAGTGACGAAGGTATGTGATAAATGATATGCTCAGGAAATTCTTCTCGATTATACGAGACTGTAGAATTTGCATATTTCTGAGACGCCACGTTCAACATGTCGAACTCTTTTTCAGGGTTCACACCATCAACAATTGCGAGTGCAATTTCTGCACACGCGATTTCAAAATTATTTTCTTTTTGGGCAATATATTCAGCATACGCAGCATCTTCAAGGTCTGCTTCAGTAAGAATATTCAAAGGTAGCGCGTCGATAAGTCTTGTAGATGTTTCTAATGCTTTTCTTTTTTCAAGATTTGTTGAGTCATCCCAAGATTGTGAAAAAGCACTATAATAAAAATAGTCATCAGCTTCTTTTAAAGTACAATAACTCACACTACTCTCCTTACCAAAATAAATGACCCCATATTACTGCATTAAGAGCAGGTAGGAGTCCACGAATTCCAAATATCAACCAAGTATGAAATACTAAAAAGCACATAGCACAAATTCCAACCCACCCAGTTAATATGGACCTTATATACCTGGTGATAGTCTGTTGTCCCTGCGCTAAAAGAATTAAATCTAAAATACCCACTAGTGTTAGTAATATAACACCTATCCACATCGTTTTCCTCTTATGTGATGGCATAAAGTGACTTGCCCACATTAAAATAGTCGAGACACAAATTAAAGACGCTCCGATTTTAGCAATCATTTAGTATTCTCCAACTCGGCTAAATTCTTTTCGTCTTTAGGTCCGGTTCCTGTTGGATCCAAGTCTTTAGTACCGCGAGCACCAGGATTTGCAGCAGTGATGCCAGCTTTACTTTGCGCTGCAGCCACACGCACGGCTCTTTCGGCATGATCTTTACGAGCTTTCTCGACTTCACCCTTTGGATAGCCTCGCAACTTGCTTGCTGTTTCTTCGGAAACCAAACTAGCTTCAATATCCTTTAGTAAGATTTCAGGATCGACAATAACGGTGGCAGCTTCATCGATTTCTTTTTCAATCTTTGTCATTTGTTCGATAGTGATTTCCCTACCAACAGTTAATCTAGCGATTTTCTTAGCAATGACCTTCTGATAAGTTTTCGATGGTGACTTAATCATCATATTAGACAGTCGGTCGGCCTCATTACTGTAGTCTTCATCAGTCCTAAGGTCATAACGCCGGGGATACGTAATAACAGTATTGTCGGACTTGACGCCAAGATAATCACAATATATCATTGCAATTTGTCGTTCGCCATATTCTAGTTCAAGACCAATATTACCTAGTCCTGCTTCAAGACCCCTTTGATCTGCAGTTTTTGACTCCGCAGATGCTCTACCAGGAGTAACATTAGTTACTGCTAAATGTATCAGGGTTCGTATCTCTAGCTTAAGATTATCTTGTTTCTCCATCGAAGCTCTAAGTGGCTCTGCGGAAGGATGAATAAATCCAGGTCTCTCTAGACCTTTAGGGTAGCGACGACCTTGAGATACACCAACTTCGAGATTTGTTTTAACATCGTCGTCACCAGCAGCTTGCTTAGCAGCATTATCCGTTAGAGCTGAGTATTGCTCAGTATAAAACGGGAAATTACTTCTGAAAGCATAGTTCATATCCGATGAAGCAAGATTGAGATGAGCAATCTGATAATCGGCAATGTCTGTTAGTAATGAGTTTGAGATTTCAAAAATCACAAATGGTATTTGTTTCAATTTAAGAAGCATTCTACTATTTGGTACCTCTTTGCCATCTCCATCATAGAATAAAACATCAATACCTGTTTCTGTTTTCACTAACAAACGATATTGGACTTCCTCACTAGTTGGAAGACCTGTTTCTTCATCATTTATAAGGATAGTATCTTCAAGTAGAATACGTTTTAGTTGGCCATTTTCATCATATGACCAAGACAAAATTTCTTCGGCATGATACATATAAAGATAGGGCAAGGAACCCTTTGATTCTACTAATGTAGCATTGTCTTGGATTTTCTGGCGATCTATGAAGACACCAACCTTACCTAGCGCTAGCAATTCTTCAAGAATCTTGGACCCAATGAAGTTATTCATGGTATTTCCACAAAGGTCAATACCTTTGCCTTGACCAGTAACTGCCGCATTATACTCTTTGCATCCTGTTTTTCGGATGATGTCTGCCATTTTCTGATAAATAGAGTCTTTAACCTCTAGAAGAGCAGATTTAGCATGCGCTGGACAATAAGATATGTCCTTACGTAGAGCATAATCAACTGTTGACTCTTTAGTTGAATACTGTTTCAAGTATGAATCAACAAATGCTTTACCACTAGCTAAAGTCGCCCGATATTTTGCCCAATCAGTTATATTAGCAACATAATCAGGATGATGACTTGGTTTCATATTTAACTCCTAGTATACATTATTAATATCTTTAGCAACATCTTGCGAAACAACAATAGCAAGAGCTATCTCACTATACGTTCTAGCATGAGCAAAGTGATCAGCAGCATTTGCTGGTGTCAGGAATCTACCTACAGGATTACCACGTTTATCTTTCTCGTAAGTACGAGTTGGTATCTTTAAATGAGAACGGTATTCAATGGAAATATCCTTTGGTAGAGAGATAAGTTGATTTTTAAATCTACTAAGTGCTGCATCCATCCAAGATGTTCTATCCACAGTTATTGTACAATCTTCTTCAGCATGCATATGAAGCTCTTTACCACTGACACCCATACCATAAAAGCAAAGCTTAACTAACCCATAGAAGCGTTGTGCAAATTCTAGAGCTTTACGTCGTTCTGGATTTGCATCGATGACAGCAAACAAGACCCTATACTCTTTCAATATGGCATCTAGGTCTTCAAAATTTTCTACTTTACCTGCAGCAATAACTTGAGGCACAGCATCTATCAGGCTGTTGCTTTTTTCAGATTCACTAAGTGACCACGAGGCTATTTCGTAATGTAGAAATTTTCCAACATCAATACCCATTGTTACTATACCATGCTTCTTGGGGCCCGAGATATATTCACCGACACATTGATCTAAAAATCCGTCTGTGATTCGTGCGCCTTCGACTTCATGTGGGATACCAAGCTTCGAGTTATAGAATTCTGTTTCATCCTCTGGGTTTGTTAGTCCTCGCAAGTAGGATATGGCAATTTTACTCGGTGCCTCTGTTGTGGAATAGAGTTGATTAACATGAAAGCCTCTGACCATACGATTCTCAAATGATGGCACCCATTCGCCGTCTTGTAGAAATGTAACTTTATCTTCATGAGGCAGCTTACCGAGACATTCTTTGCATATGATATATGATTCTAAAATCTTAGGATCGGAAATTACATCACTGGTCATGACCAGACAATCTGGAAAAACTAATTCAGTCATGTGCCCACAATTTGGGCATCTGAAGAAATAGTGTTCAGCAGTAGAATTATTGTACTCGCTCGATATTCCAAAGTTGCCAATCGTGGGCGTAGAAATTTTTATTATCTGACTGCTGACTTGCCCGGACGTTCGTTCAAGAGCTAGTGTTACATTTTTTTGCACCATTTCATCAAGCTCATCGAATACAATCTTACTGACTGGTACGGATTTCATCTGGCTACGGGAACGCGATCCTCTGATGTACAAGTTGGCCGACCCTGCCCTTTTGTGACCAATATTCTTGACTTTAGAGAAGAGGTTTTTCAAGTGGTCAGACATTTCAAGAGCAGGGTCGAATCTTGATGCGGAAAATTCTGATGCATCTGGTGTCGATGCTGGTAGTACATAGAGGATAGACTCGGCCTTTACGTCGATAGTAAATAAAGTTACATTTAAACATGTCTCAGTGAATCCCATCTGAGCCGCTTTTTGCCCTACCCAGTCGTCTTCACAATCATGCATTTCTCGAAGCCAAGGATGGCGCTTAAATGCCCAAGGACCAGGAAGTGGCATACCCATAACGCGGTAGGCTTCTGCCCACTTGGATGCTGTAGTAATAGACTTTCTGCGGAGTCCAGAGACAAGTCTTTCTCTAAATACTGTTATGAGTTTATCGTTCATTCACTATCCTTACCTTGAGCCATGATTTCCATAATCCCATCTGCTATTTTAGAAATCATTGTTTCATCGTGGATATGTGCCCCAATGACTTCTATTACTTGCACTGCGAATTGTATCAAAGTCTGTTTATCGAGGAGGGTATCCATTGAACCTTCTAGCTTATGGCAGCTTGACACCAGCTTTTCGATTTTAACAACGAGTTCAGAAATAGTCTGTGATTTCAGCAATAGGTCAGTAGAATCCTTACATCTATTTATTTGCTCTTCAAGAAGCATCCGTAAGATGGCGATTTCATCTCGTAGAGTCTTGATACCATCGGAATTATAAAAATCATCGAGTCGAGCTTTATATTTTTCGATACGATAATTTTGTAATTGCTTTTTAGTTATGTCATTAGCTATATGAGTACCACCATGACACTTACAGTATTTCGTACCCGAAACAGAGACATTCAAACATTGTCCATGAGTACCGATAACTGCTTGACATCGATTTGGGTCGTCTTCTTCAGTTATTCTTTCCATGCCTTCAGCCATTGTATTCCTTTCATGATCTCAAAATCACGACAGATTTTAAAATCAGAATATGATCTCTATACTATACTATCCGAATAAGCTATAATCGTCTAACTTATTTCCGTAATGTTAAAAAATAGATTTATTTTTGCATTTCAGAATTTTGTCGAGATTTTGAAATCAGAAATTTTGATTTTTGGAATTTTGATTTTTAGAATCATACCAGATATTTACCTACCCGGTATCTTGGCTACTTGTAGTCTTTGTATCTTGCCTCTTGGCTACTTGTAGTCTTTGTATCTTGCCTCTTGCCTCTTGCCTCTTGCCTCTTGCCTCTTGCCTCTTGCCTCTTGCCTCTTGCCTCTTGCCTCTTGCCCTTGCCCTTGCCCTTGCCTCTTGCCTCTTGCCCTATTTCAAATATTCCTGAGTTCAGATACCGTAACCAGGACATCAATCAATCTTAAGTCCTTTACCGTCTTCTTCGCGAAAAAACACCCACCCTGCGCAGGGCGCAGGGTAGGCATCAAAGCGGCGGCTCATTTTTTCATAGGCATTAAGACCCCTAGAACGTAGCCAAGTGCGGACAAACACGCGCCTAGAATGACATTATCCATCGGCAAAGTCTCCTCGATTAAAGACATGTCATTTCTGGGCATCCGCGCGCGCTTTTTCGACTTTACTAGCCAAAGCGACACGCTCTGACTTTGCAAGCTCGACGGCATCCGCGAACAGGCGGGCGTCGGCATCGAGCGCAACAAGACGCGCTTTGTCGATATTTGCGCCGGCGGCCATTTTCAGCGTAAGTTGAACGACTTCAGATAGATACGTTCCCGACTTCAATTCGCCGAGCATGGCCTTTGCGGACATCGCCTTTGCCGCTTTTTCGCCATTGGCCGCGGCCGCCGCGGCAACGACACTGTTTTCCTTGACCTTTTGCCAAGCCAGCTTGTAGTTTGCGCCGACTTTGTAGCGGTCAACACCAGCGGGGTTGTCCAATTTCGCATCGGCATCTTTATCCGCGCGAAGTGCCTTCGCAAGGTCAACAAGGTCGGTTGTCTTGACTTCCGGCAACTCGCCAAACGCATGCGTTTTGTCGAGGACAAGTTTGAGCGAGTTCGCCCACGCTTCCGACACTATCGGCGGCAAGCTCATCAGTCGAGTATACTTTTGTATGACGCCACGGCGCCCGACGAATGACCGCGCATCTGCGCGTTTGTTCTCGCCTTTTTCGCGAAGTTCGGCAACTTCCGCGCTCAACTTGGCGTTCGGATGGATGCTGTCGATGAGTCCGCCAAGACGCGCGACTAGCGCCGGTTCTGCGCTTATGCCAGCGGCGCGCAACATGCGGACTGCGCGATACAACTCGGTTGGCGTGCGCAACGCGATAGTGTTACCGCTATCAATTTTCAGATCCATTTCCTGCGCAGGCGTCAAGTTGTGGTAAACTTTGACACGCGCCGTCGTTGCATTCAAATAGCGCAGGGCGGCGGCGCGCCGATGTCCCTGTAACGTTCGCGCGACGTTCGGGGCATCGTC